AGATAGTAGTCAGGAACATGGTGAACCGGGAAAGTCAGGCTGGTTCCGAAAGTAGTTTTGATCTGGACCCTGCGACCATCATCAGCAACCGCATCGTGATGCCTGGTAAGTCCATCGTTGAGGGTCAACTGGTAGGACAGACTCGCAACCACCTCACCAATATCACCAACAAGCCGACCATCAGGCGTAAAAGCCTTTCCCGGGTACGCCTCCTTAAGCATCGATACCGCTGAAAAAAGCCCCCTCAATGCCTCTTCTATCTTTCTCTGGATTGCTTGATCCATACCGGTTCCTCGCACATTTCCGCAATCGTATCTCAGATTCCCGCCCTCTCGAACGCCAAGGGCTCGATAGCCTTCAGCTGTTCCAGAGTCAGAGGCTTGAATCGTCGATCCAGTTGCAGTGCCGTGAAGCGCTCAACCGAAAGACCACCGTCACGGAACAACTTGCCCCGCGTCTTGCCGATAGCTTGATCCTGAAATGACGCTGGCTGCTTCGCGAGCCAGTCGTAATACGTCAAGTCGGCATCGACATAGCCGTCCTTGCTCGATCGCGTGGCGCCCTTCTTGAGGAAGTCGAAACGCGCATCCAGTTCGGCGGCGGTCGTTGACCGGCAGCGAATGTGCGCCGGCGGCATCGGACCGTTACCCATGCTGAACACCCGACCATCGAGCGACCGGCAAACCTGAGTCGTCCGGCTGTCGAGGGTTGAAACCCAGCGGTAGCCGGTGACGACATCCCGATTAGCGGCCCATGTCTCAAAGCGCGCAACGTTCGATACGTGCTGAACCGCAGTTCGAACGATGGCATCGGCATTTCTGGAGTTGATGGCCAGAATACCGTCGCTATAGTTCGCCGCTTTCGTTCCGCGAATGGACTGAATGATCTGAAAGTTGGTCAGCCCCTGGCTGAAGCCAAGCCGCACCGCATTGATAACGCGGCCGCGCTCAGCGCTCGTCCAATCTTCAAGGAAAGGCTCAAGTAACTTGCCACCACCAGCGCCCTGCACCTGTAACGGCCTAGCCTTGATCGCCGCCCTGAGCGCTGGAAGCGTCGGCGCTACGGTCGAGTAGTTGACGAGTACCTGATCCAGGCTGCGTGTCTCGAATGCCGCCTCGTACTCCGCAATATCGACCAAGTCGCTGTTGAGCTCCCGTGAGTATCGCGCGTAGATGGCAAGGATCTGCCCGTCAATCTCTGCGAGCATCTTCTCCAGCCGATCCCTGCCCCAGCCTGTGAGGTCGTCTCGACTCAACCTATCACGCACTACCTTGTCGATTTCGCGCAGGTATTTGGCGATCTTCTCGGCCTCTCCCGACTTCAACTGCTCAAGCAGGACCTGGTGGCGAATCGTTGCCTCAATCAGTACCGGTGCCGTTGCCATTTTTGTCCACCTTGTCGAGGTTCAAACCCGGGCCATCGCCATCGATCTCTTCATCGATCTGCAGGTCAGTCCGCTCAGGAGCAATCAACCCAAGCTTGCGCAGGTACATGCGAAGATCCGCTTTCGCGAATCCGCCGTTCTGCCAGAGACCGACCAGCGCGGTGATCATTTGCGGGTCAGCTGTCAGCTCAACGAACTCTTGGTTGATCTGGTACGCAACCTTGTCAGTGATACCCATGTACTGGCCGCACCACATGATTGCCCGGGTGTAGGCCTCGCTGACGTTCGCCACGCAGCCCGCCAGCACCGATGTCGACGCCGACTGATCGCCGCGGGACTCGGTAGCCGTTTTAGCTGCAAGGGATGCGACGACCATGCGAGCGCCTAACTCGATCATCATCTGGTTCTTGTCGGCCATTGCCTCCTTGACCAGAGTGTTCGGTAGCGGCTGCGCATAGGCGAAGGCACCGCCGACCGGAAGCAGCATTGGCGCCCGGGAGCCGACGTAAACGCCGTTTTTCTCCATGTGATCACGCCATTGCTCATTGAGCCCGGAGATGTAGGGCTGCGCCTGTCCGCACCGGAACACACTGTCTTCGTAGTCAGCGCTGTTACGGTAATGGCCCAGGTTGATCATGGCTATGTCGTACAACGGCGACTCGTCGATGCTTGGGTCGTTATTCTGTGCCCCGACGAAGGTGAACGGGATTTCCTTGAGGCGCCCGGTAACACCCTCTGGAGCGAATGTGTCCGTGACCTCGAGCGGCCCGCCACCTCTTGGGCCGGACCGGCGCCAAACCCGACAAACGAAACCGTCCGACTCAAGAGCGAGCTCACGGAATTGCTCAACCACCTTGAAGCCGAAGCCGTCCTCGATCTCTGGCATCTCACGCAGCACGACGAGCGTCAGGACGTTGTGACCATTCACCATGCCGGTGCGCCAGTTGATGATGTCCTCGGCGCAGTAAGACAGGATTACCGAGTGACCGCTGGCTCCGTCATCCTGGTGGTAGTCGACGTACAGACCGTGTCGACCAGCCTCAAGCACCTTTTCCAGCGTGCCTTGCGAGTGCTGGTAGATGCTGACTCCGGAGCCGTTGGCGTTATCCTGCAAGTACTCCAGCTTCTTCGGCACTGTGAGCGTCGGGTCCTTGTGGAACGCCAGGCCCAGCAAACCGTTACGTGTATGGCCGGTGGCGTTCTTGAATACTGCACGTTCGCGATACGCCTTGTTCCGGTCGGTATTCTCCGGCGATTTATCGTGTGCATTGATGTACGGGAGCCGAGAAACGACTCGGTGCTGGCCGGCGCAGACATCGCGTACGGTCGCCCAGCGGTCCAGTACTTCTATGTAGTCCGCCCGCTTGTAGGAGACGTCGTTGCTCATCGGGCGTATCCCATTTTGATTGAGGTGACGATTGATTTGATTGGGTAGCGCTTGGCAATGAAATAACCCGGGGCATCAACCATATGGTCATAACCGGCCTTCTTGTCTGGCTCGCCCTTGTCGTTGTAGATCTGGCGCTCAAGGCTCTGCGTGTATTTCGGGCATTGGTCAACGTTCACCAGGTAGCGGCGATCGCCATAGGTGTTGGCGAACATTGCGCACATGGCGTTGACCCGATCCTTTACCGCGGGGTTGGTTGAATCCACGATTACCGTGAACCCGGCCTTCCTGAGCAGTGACAGGTCCGATTCGCTCGCGCTTTTGCTGCTGGTGTTCTGGCCGCTGGCATCCGGGTAGACCGCAATGCTGTGATCCGGAAAGCGCAATTTGATCTTCTCGATCATCTCCGGCGTGTCTCGCACGTCCGCAAACTCGCTGAGCGCCAGGGGCAGATCGTCACGAATTACATGCACCACCGCCGCCATCTTCATGACGTTGAAGTCCATGCCGATATGCAGGGCCTCGCCGCGCTTGACGGTTTCGCTGGTGCGGTTCGCCTCACGGTTGAACGTGTAGTAGACGACGCCGGCATAGTTTTCAAAGCTGGCTTCGTACTCTTGCCGGAACGTGCGGGGATCCATCTTGCGACGGGCCGCGTCCAGCTCCTCGGCCGGGACGTTGCCGCCATCGAGCGAGGTATAAAGCCAGCTCTTGTGGTCAGGCTCATGACCGGGCCTGCCATCCCGATACGTGTCGTAGCAGTGGTTGAAGCCTTTTGGCGTACCGATCCGCAGCGCGTGCCCGCCCTTTCGTTGTTCTCCACAGGGAAGCGTGTACTGACAGGTCGATAGCATCGGACGCAAGACTTCTTCCCAAGCCTCCCAAGGGCAGTCAGCCCATTCGTCCACCAGGACGAAGAACAAGCCGGAGCCCCGCAGGTTGTCGTAATTGTCTAGCCCGACCACACGCATGACGTGACCGGACTTCAGAGTAATGGAGCACTCCGTCTCGTTCGGCCGGGTCGCTCGCCATGCCTCAGGGATCGCTTGCTTGAGGCGACGCCAGAACACGCGCTTGGCCTGCTTGAAAGTCGGCGCCCCATACCAAATCTCGTCCTCAACGCTAACGCCCCACTCTGCCGCCAACCTAGCCGCACGGCGCATCTCTGCCTTGCCGAGAAAGGTCTTGCCGAAACGGCGACCACAGACCGCATCACGAAAGCGCGCCTCAGGCTGGAAGCCCCAGACGTAGATGTTCGCCTGCTTCGGCGTCAGCTTTACCGGCGGGTCATAGGTACGGGGTAGTCGGGACATTCTCATCTGGCTCCAACGTGTACTCAGCAACCGCGTGCTGCTGGTCCGCTTGGGAGCCAAGGGGTTTCTCAGGTTCAAGGCGGCGATTTACGTACACATCGCCCACCTCTTTGGCGGCCTGCTCCAACAACTGGGCAGTCAGCGCCATGTTCTTCATGTTCTCGGCCTTCTCTGCCATGCGCCCAAGTGTGCGGAGCCGATACGCCCGATTGGCAATTGGGATGTCTTCGGTTTCTTCGCGGAAGCGCTTGCGGGCAGCGTGAAATAACTCGGCCCACTTCACCCCTAGGGCTCGACCTGCGAACTTTGTCGGGTCGTGGGATTCGCACTGCTGACGGCTGACTTCAATGCCGAATTCTTTCTTGACCGACTCAACTACCTGGGATGGCGTATCAAAGCAGGCGAGAGCCTGAACGATGAAGGCTTTGACCTCGCTTCGTAGTACTGCCATATGGTTGTCATCCGTCAAAACCTGTCAGAAGTTCAGGCCGACTTGAGCAGACAGGTTCCGCAGGCCCTCGATATGTTCAATTTCCCCACCTCAGCAGGACTGTTTGCAGCATCCACCAGCGCTTGAACGTCAGGGCTTGCGCCGTAGCGGCGGACAACACCGACGAACTCTTCAACGTCATGTCCGCGCATTTCAAGCTTGGGCAAACCTTCTTGAGTGAACTTGGGTGCGCCGTACTGATCCTTGACCTGAGCGATGTGGTAGAGCTCGTGCTCGACCAGTGCACAGAAGTCCGCGTCGCTACAGGTGGCGCAGTAATCGGCAGCCAGAGTAATGATGTAGGTCGGCACACAGCCGAACCAATCGAACATCTGCTGCTCCATCCGGGCCTTCTGCCAACCGCCGGCGCGGAACGCCACCTGCTCGGCCTGGCCCACTACCGTACGACCCTTCTTGGCGAATGCAGCGGATGCCCACATGACCCGGATATCGGCATCCAGCAGATGGGCATGGTCTTCGTTGTGAATGCTTCCAGTGTCGGCAAGGATCTCGGCTTGGAGCCACTCCCATACTTCAGGAGCTGGGGTCAGGCGGATGCCGAAGTCGGATAGATCGGACAGTTCCAGTAGTGACGCTGGAGGTATTGGCCTGCTCACAGACAACCTCCGAACTTGTAATAAGGTATGGATGACTGCAAATATGACGCTCAACCGACTTAGGAGTAGCAGATGGTAATGTCCTGCAAGGATCCGCGAGCGCTCATCCAGCGCCTTGGTAATACGTACCCGGAGGCGACTCAATCAGACCCAAATGCTATTGGCGCTCTGCAGTTTGTATTTCCAGATGGGCTTGTAATTAATATCTACCCGATGGGCACCATTCACTTCCAAGGCCCAGCCAACAGCCTCAGGGCTGAAGTGGAAGCTCTTGTTTTAATTATGAACAAGAGGTAGCGGACCATCCCAGCTGCGCCAACCCTAAGGCGCACCTCAATCATCTGTATCCAGCAAGACATCGATCAGCTTCTGCTCACCCAGGCGCATTGCACCCAAGCACTGCAGGTCGTCGCACTTAGGGCCCAGCCCAAATACCGTCACCTCGCCTTTCGGCCCCACGAGGGTCAACGCGCCCACAGTGCATTCCGGGTGCACGCCAGCATCTAGATCATCAGCAATCTTTCGCAGCGTCTTAGCGGCATCGCGCCAGCCCTCACGTTTGATCTCAACGAGCTTTGCTGTCATGCCTTCACCATGTTGTGGGTCTGAGCGTGTGCATGTCCGTGCAAGACGGACACAACCAATCCCTGAGGTAGACCGGCAGCCTTGGCAGCATCAATCGCTTTGGCGATGGCGGCATCCAGCTCAGTGACGGCCTTGTTGATGGCTGGACTCAGTGGCAATGCGTGATGCAGGCGCGTCACGTTACTCATCAGCTGAATGGATCAGCAGGCTTGGCGATCGAGCGCACGAACCACATGAAGCCCTGCTGCAAGTTGGTCTTGGCCAAGGCCAGCAGGCGCGGATCCACACCTTCAATCTGGCCGATCTGTTTGAAAAGTTCACCGGCGTCAGCTTCAAGAGCCTTGATCGAATTCATGCCGTCGATCTCAGACTGAGTCAAGTCGCGGTAGCCGGTGATCTTCTTGTGCTGGTTATCCATACTGCTCTCCTCGTCGCATGTCGCGACACAATTTGCTGATTCGCGAAACGTGTCGCGGATTACTGATTTGCACCATTCAGGTTCCGGCGAATCTCGGCCAGGTCCTGAGCGATCTCACCTAGATCCTTGTCCCGGCGCTTCTCGGCCCACTTGAACCAGGCGCGCACCAGCACCCAAGCTGGCAAGCCACACACGAAGATCAGGCCGCCAATGGCGATCAGGCCTACGTCGTCGTTTGCCCAGTCACCAATCCCCAACCAGCGCACGACAAAGGCGCCGCCGCAGATGCTGGATACGGTGGTGCTGATCATGGCGACAACGAACTCGCGCACGGTCTTGGGCAGGGTCATCGCCATGACGACCACAGCAGCCAACACCGCAACGAAGCCAAAGGCTCCCAGTTTGTACAACGCAATCCCGCCAGCGGCGGTCAATGGGCCGGGCTCGGACATAGGTAGTGTTCTCATACGCGCCTCGGGTTTCTAGGCGAAGGAATAGGTCCAGCTTCCTATGCGATGCCATCCGCTCGAAGCAAGGAGGCAGGCATGGGAGCCGGAGATAAGAAGGCCCCGGCAGCCGCCGAAGCTCAATTCAACAAATACAGCAAATTTGCTGTACGCATACCAAATTTGCTGTATAATGAACTCACACAACAACGAGGCGAGGTGATGAAGTACAGCGAATTCAAACGGTGGTTAAAGGCCAGAGGAGTTAGGTTCGAATCGCTCAACGGAACGAGCCACTTCAAAATCTACTACGAAGGCAAACAGACGATCTTTCCGGATCACGGTGCAAAAGAAATGAAAGAAGGAACCCGGAGAGGAATCATCAAACAACTGGGGCTCAAGTGAGCCCCTACACCGTTTCGCGAGATTCATCACCTCGCCTCACAAACATCACTCAGAAGGTCGCCCGAGGGAGGGCCAGAAATGTTTGACTACCCAGTAACAGTGCACACCGAAGACACTCCAGGGGTCGCGCTTACCTGCGACACCATCCCGGAGTTCAACGCCGCTGGTGATGACCTGGCCGAAGCCCTGGCCGAGGCTGGTGTTTTGATGCCTGCTGCGCTGTCGATCTACGTCGATCAGCGTCGGGCTATCCCGCGCGCCCCTGCACCAACAGAAGGCCAGCCCGTCGTGCGCCTTTCCGCGCTCACGGTGGCGAAGATTGAACTGTGGAACACCATGATGGAACAAGGTCTGCGCAAGGCTGATCTGTGCCGCCTGCTGAGCGTCAGTCAGAGCCAAGGGGATCGGCTGGTCGATTTCATGCACGGCACCAAACTGGAAGCCCTTGAGACTGCATTGGCGGCTCTGGGCAAGCGTCTTACCGTCTCGGTGGAGGCTGCGTGAGCCTCGAATAAAAGTGCCCGTTACGAGCGGGCAATGTGATGTCGAGTCACGAATGAGGCCCTCGCTGAACCTGGCGGTCGGAGGTTCCGAGGGATTGGGGAAATCGCAGGCACAAAAAACCCCGCGCTTGATGGCGGGGGTTTTTATATCACTCTTGAGCCGGAGGATCAGCTCGCAACTCCTGCATGGTGAGCAAACCCAACTTTCTCGGATTGCCACACATCCAGCACGAGCAAACCTTCCCATGGTTTGCAAAAACGCCGGCGTTTTTCTCGCTGGTTGACCAGCACTCCTGAGCGCTCTGCTTCGCATAAAAACGAGCCTTGATGCGGCGCGTGTCGTGTCGTCGTTGAGCTCTAGTCATAGATTTCTCCTAAGCCGAATACGACGAAGCCCCGGCAGATTTCTCTGGCGAGGCTTATCGGCTCAGTCCTACACACGCAGGAATGACAGGATGGGATTTATATTGATCAGTCGCTCACTGAATTGCAAGCTTCCTCCTCAATATATTTGTGAACCCCATGATTGGCGAACTCACCGTGCGCCGCAATCCGCGCAATCCGAGCCGCCTCAGCTGTCTCCTCTCTCGTTTTGAAGCGCCTCATTAGGATCGGACACCTCCCTACAGCAACTTGCGCCGTCCACTTTTTGTCAGCGCGATTGAAGCTCACGCCCTTGATGCCGGACGTGTTGTGTGAGGGGGTTTGAGAGTTGTGCGAGTTTTGTGCTGCGGTAGCCAGTCGCAGATTACCGATCGCATTGTTCAGTCTGTCCCCGTCCTTGTGATCAAGGCCCAATTCCGGCCATTCGCCATGCATGTAGAACCATGCAAGTCGGTGAGCCAGGCACTTCTTGCCGAATACGCTCATGCACAGATAACCAGACTTATCCACCACTGATCCGGCAAGCACCCATCTGTATCCTGACCGTTTGCCCCCGACGCGCTTTTCGAAGACTCCCGCCAATGGGCTGTAGTGGTAGCGCTCCTTTAGCTGCTGAAGAGTGAAGTTCATGCCGCCCTCTCAACCAGCAAGCCCTCAGCCTCGAGAATGTCCCCGGCGTGAGCCAGAGCCTCATTCACAAGATCATCAGCTGCCTTCTGGATCGACTGCCTCCAGCGGCGCCGGGTTGACTCCGGTGTGCCGTCATTATCCCAGGTGTTCATGTCGTAGAAGCTGTCCTTCAGCACAATCATGTCAGCGGATCGGGATTCGTCTTTCTTCGCCTTGGCCTGCCCGGCCGCCATAGCTGCTTTCACCACAGCCTCGCGGCGCCACTTCGGCGCATCGAGCGAGATCTCGACCGTCACGGACGTCGCCACCTTCGGGCGCGCTCCCTTCAATTGCGGGATAGCCCAAGCAGTGGTCGCCTTGAACAGGAACAGCTTTGGGGCCGGGGTGCTAATGAGGGCCTGCAATGCTGAGATCGCTTGCACCTTGCGCCCCTTGTGGGTGCTGTACTTCGCCACCAGCGCATCCCAGTGCTTCTTCTCGAGCGCACTGTGCAGCCGGGCGGATACCCAGCAATCCACCTGCGTCCGGTCGATGGTGTCAGCACCGCGGGAGCGAACCAGCGTGGCCATGTCGCCGCCCTCCTCCTCATCGGCTGAGTTGTAGAGTTTCTGCCATGCCTGCTTACTGGTGTTGTCGATGGCTTCGGCAGCGAGGGCCGAAACAACTGCGTTCAATACGCCTGGATAGATCATGCTGCTCTCCCCTTCAGCTCTTTGGTCTTTGCCCGGTATTCAGCGGTCATCGCCTTCAATTCTTCGACGGTGTACTTCTTGGCCTCATGAGGGCCTTCCAACCACTCGACCGCCTCAGCCCCGATTCGCTTCACCAGCTCAATGCGGTAGTTCACTATGTTTCCGGATAGCTGGGTGTTGCACGGTGAGCATTGGCGGTGGCAGTTGAGCGGCTCGAAGCGCAAGGCCGGGTTACTCCCCACCGTCCGGTAATGGCCGGCGTCGTACTTACCCTGGTGATGCCGTCCGCAGCTGATGCACGGCAACTCGGAATCCCGAGCGCGAACCCAAGCGTTAAAGGCGATCTGGGTATCCTTGAGGTGATCCGCCCTACTCTTCAGCTTCTCCTTGCGGACCTTGATCTCTTTGCGTTCGATCTGGGCCAGCGACTTGCGCGCCTTCTCCTGATTCACGTCCTTGATGGCAAGCCCGCACTTGGGGCTGCATACCTTCTGGCCGAGGCGCTGCGGCGGGAAACTGATACCGCATGCTGGGTTCTTGCAGATCTTGGGCTTGGGCGCTTTCCGCTCGATCGTCATAGAGCCTTCCTCGCTGCCCGCTCTACTTCTGCCTTTCGGTCCCGACGCCTCCGCTCGAAGTCTTCGATGGAGCGCTGCCGGCGCCGGTCAGCGAAGTGGCCTGCGATCACGACGATGATGAGGACAAGAAAAACGACAATCCAAAACTGCTCTGCCAGAGTCATTAATACCGCCCTCCCCAATTGTCCTTTTGCGTCCAGCGCACCTGGTGCTCGACGCCGAACGCATGCACCCACTCGATCAACTCGGCACACTGCTTCACGGTGAGCTTGCTGGTGCGCTCGTAGATGACGTCGAAGCCATGACCGTCTACCGCAGGGATCATCTGCGGCTGATCGCCAGCTTCACGCAGCCAGGCGGCCGTCAGAAGGC